ATGAAACTACCAGCATGAGCAGTAAGCAACCATCCCGAAGTAAGGCTACCAAACCACTCTACGAGTTTGTCACTAATTATCAACCGTCCGTCTTCAGCTACCTGACCCACTTTTTGAACATGTAACGTTCGCATCACCGCAACCATAAACATATCTCGGACATTCTTGTCCAAAGGATTACATCCAATATAGAAAGCGTTCACGAAATCAAAGAAACAATAAAAACCAATTATCATCTGACGTTTGTCAAACCATTTGACATCACCAGAGATGATCTTTGTTCCCTTGGACGTAATAAACTTCTGAAACAGGTTAAAATCCTTATAAACATTCATACCCAAAGTAAAGCCATTATTCATACAATTTTCCACAACCCAAGCAACAAAAGGCATAAAGTACATACGTGCTAAAATATAACGGTGCAGCTGATATACATTAAACATGCGAGACTTCCCTAGTCGGACTTTCTCTTCAGACAAAAGTTCTGCCTTAAGAGTATCAATCACAACATCAGGAATAAACTCACGATCAGCCATACGGTCACGCATATACTCAATCTTCAATTTCAACTCTTTAGAAGCAGGAGTATTAAGATACAACTCTCCATCCTTCCAAAAAATATCCTTCTTCGAAATGCCTTTATTACTATAGCCATACCCACACGACGTATCCATGTCAATCCCTTTGAATACACCGGGTCTTCCGATCACGGCTTCTTCATACGTCAAGGGACCTACTTCAACTGGAACAGGTGTTGAATGTTTAAAAATAAACTGAATTTGAGCACGAGAAGCCTCTTCGTATAAACGAGGATTAGCATAGCCCAAGTTCTTACTACATTCACTCATAGACATCACCATAGGGTTCACCCACTGTCCTTCATCATCTTTAAAACTTGTAAGACGACTAGGATACTTAGTAGGCTGACCCATAATCCCATAAAGAGGGGCAGGTACATGAACACTCTTCGTTGACAACTGAACAGGTTCTGCATCGCCAAAAATCATCATATGTGGAGCACTAGGCATAGATACACAATGAATAGGTTGCATAGAAGAACTGTGTGGTTTAACAGGGAACATAGCCAACAAATCTTTAATATCCTCAATGAACACAGCACTACCATAGGCATGTTTCATCCCATTAATACCTGCCGTGTGCATAGCAAATATCATAGGTTGAGGGTACTCGTCATCAGTGGCAATATAAGGAAACCCGCACGAACCAACATCGCAGCCAACAGACATCGAATATCCTTCAGCAGAAGTCATGGTATCATATTTCTTATCTTCAAGAAAATCAGTCCAAGACGGCATTACTTGAAAGCCTTTACCTTCAGCAACTAACATTCCAGCCCAAAACGGACCACGAGTTAAATCCTGCTTACGAGTGGCGAAGTGATTCAAAATCGTAGCTTTCTCATCAACAACACGAGGTAACATGACAAGACTCCAATCTTGATGAGGATGGCTGTGTACAATACAATCAGACCACTCAAATTGAACAGGAATACTATCCTTATTTGAAGACAATCTAATGGCCACCTAACAGATCGAGGAAGAGGCTTATTAAACTCAAGAACATAATGTTTAGGAATCATCATGACACGACCAACAATAAACAAGCATCTACCAAGAAGATAAGGTTCTTTCCCAGGTTGAATGTGTAAAACATCAAAAAGGTTATGACACGCTAAAGTAGTAACAAGGTTAACAGCATTCTCACGAAACTTATGCCCTTGAATAACATGATTTGGCAACTCATCAAAATTACCACCCTTAAGAGCAGGATGGGAAGCATGAACTGTAGACTTAGTCTGTCGCATCTTCTCTCGAGTTCTCTTGTCAGGACGCGCTTTTGCTATTTTAGGGGTAAAACTCTGCTCAACTAAATGAACACGAGCATAGCCCCACCCCACATAAAGAGATCCTAGAATCCCAATTACGAGCAAAGCACGCTGAACTAACGGATCAGACAACCAAGTGGTACAAACACACTCGATCTCACCGAAAGCTTCCTTAACAACGTCAACAACAGTAGGCTCCAAAAGATCAACTTCATCAGGCCAAAAATACTCACGGAAAGAGGAAAACCACCCCTGACCAGAAAACAATTCAGGAAAGACTTCACCAGTCTCTTCCATCCTACGTTTCAATGCACGCTCACGAATAATCTTCTCATTCTTACCATTGCCCTCAAAAACCACAGCTTGTTTACGATATTGATTCACCATCCACTCCTCAAGTTCATAGACATTCATAGAAGGTCCAGTAATGTCGCCAGTAGAAAAATCTGTTAGTAAAAATTCATAACAATTTTCAACTGGACCTCCATCGGGAAGAGTAGGCATATCAAAAGAATCACGAATCTTAAGTTTGGACTTATCTTTACCATTATTCAAGTAATCCTGAACTGACTCCGGAGTACAATACTCAACATAAGGAAATACGGTAAAAACAGTAAATCTCCTCAAAAGAGCAAGTTTAAAATACACAGAGACAAATTCCTTCCAACTAGTACGATTAGTAGTAATCATGATAAACTTAGAGTCAAAGAACTGATTATCTTTCTGATCCAAAGAAGCACTCTCAACAATCTTAGGCGCTTCATCAACCATAGAAATAAGATCAAC